ACCAGGTCAGACAGGCTTTCAACATCTATCTACCAACCTTGACTTTAACCGATGTTATTACTGATTACGATGAAAGTACGGGAGTCTTGAACGTAGAACTGGTCTATGCCTTACCAGACTCAACAATTGAGGACGTCTCTAGTACTACAATAGGTCTTGTAAGAATTGCAGGAACGTTACCACCACTTCAGGAGAAACTATGACGATAACGCCAGCCTCTAATATCCCTGTATCGGTTGATTACACCAGCAAGGACTATTACTCAATCAGAGAAGAGTTAATACAAAGAATACAAGACCGTCTCCCTGATTGGAAAGCCAATGACCCTGCTGACTTTGGCGTTGCTTTAGTGGAGGCCTTCTCTTATGTGTCGGACATTCTTTCGTATTACATTGACAGAAATGCTAACGAAGCCTTTATAACCACCGCTACTCAGAGAGATAGCGTTCTTAACATTGCCAGAAACTATGGCTATAGTCCTGCCGGATATCGACAAGCCTTAGTTGAATTAACCTTCACAAATACATCCGCAACAGAAGTGACTCTTCCAGAAGGGACAGTAGTTTCTGGGGATGTTGTTTTTGATGACACCGTAAACACTATTTACTTTACAACTGTTGCAGATGCAGTTATTGGTGAGCAAGTAGGGAGTACACCTGGTAACGTAACTGTAACTGCCACACACGGGCGCTCCGTAGTTCTTGTATCAGATGACGCTACAGTAAACGGAGAATTGATAGGAACATCAGATGGTCTGCCTGCCATGTCTTTTGAATTGGGAGAAACACCTGTTGTAGAAGACTCTGTAGAAATTTATGTACAAGACGGTGCTTTGTTTGTTAAGTGGACTGAAGTACAGCACCTCACAGATTACGGCCCAAATGACCAGGTCTATAGCACAACATTAGATGAAAACGATATAGTTACTGTTAAATTTGGTGATGGAGTGTCTGGCTCAATTCCTACTCTGTATTCGGAGATTCGTGCAAAGTACACAGTTGGTGGAGGAAACGCGGGTAACGTAGACGCAGATACTGTTGACACGCTCGTGTACGTTCCTGGGTTATCAGAAGTACAGGTAACTGCTTTACAAACAGACATTTCAGTTACAAATGCTGATGCTGCTTTTGCTGGTGCTGACCCAGAATCAACAGAACAAATTAGAACTTCTGCTCCTCTTACTCTTAGGGCAAATAACAGAGCAGTATCTATAAATGACTTTGCGACTCTTGCATTGTCTGTAACAGGTATTGGAAAGGCAAGTGCAACCGCTTTAGTTTGGACTTCAGTAACTGTTTATATTGCGCCTACAAGAACAGAAACAGATGTTGATAATGCTCCTGGTCTTGATGAATTAGGTGACCCAACGGCTGAGTTTGACCGTCTAAAGGCTGACCTTCAGTCTTTCTATGAAGGCAAAACCTTAATTGGAACTACCGTAACGGTGTCTCCTCCTGTTTACATAGATGTAAATGTAACAATTCAATACACAAAGTTAAACCAATATACAACTACTGAAGTAGAGACGGCTATAAAACAAAAGATGGTTACAGACTTTGGTTATTCAAATATGTTCTTTGAAGACACTATTAACCCAGAAGATATTGAAGTATCTTTGATGCGTATTCCTGGAGTTCAAGTTGCTCGCGTTACTCAATTATACAGAAATGGCGCTAGCCCAGCCTTAACAACTCTGCAAGGAGACCCAGACGAGATATTCCGCTTTACTGAAGGTAACCTAAGTATCGGTGAAATTTAGTAATGGATTATGAACGTAAACTGTTTGGGGTATATCGAGCAGTAGTACACGATAACCGAGACCCTAAAAAACTTAGAAGGTTAAAGGTTAAAGTAACTGCTACTGGAGAGCAGATAACTAACTGGATTTGGCCTGTTATTTCTACTAAACGTCCCCCAGCAATAGGAACTGGCGTTTATGTTATGTATGTTGGGGGCGACCCTGAATATCCAGTATGGATTGGTGAATTTGGCGAAGAACCCCAAGGAGTATTTGCCTACGGCTCTTGGTACAGCACTGCAGACCAGACTGCCGCTGCTACAAACACTGCATATAATTTCACTGTAAACAACACGGATTATGAAGAAGGCATAAAAGTAGTAGACACATCAAAATTCACGGTAGAAGAATCGGGAACTTATAATCTTCAATTCTCAGCACAGATTCATCACCGAACTGGTGGTGGTGGAGGTGCCGGAGATTCAATATGGATTTGGCTCAGAAAGAATGGAAGCAACTTTAATAATTCTGCCACCCGATTGAACATAGGTTCAGGAAAGTATGCAGTTGCTGCTTGGAACTTCATAGCGCAGTTAAACCACGGAGACTATCTACAGTTGACCTGGGCCGCAGATACAGTGAATATGGCTATAGAACACGAAGTAGCCGCAAGTCCTAAGCCAGCAGTTCCCTCTTTGATAGTGACTATGAACCAGATAGCCTGAGTTCAGCAGGTAAATGGGAGGCAAACCTAAGAAAATAGACCGATAGGTCTGAAAGGAAGACAACGTGACAGCCTCATACCCCTCATCGGTAAAGTCATTCACAACCAAAGTAGACTTTACGGACGTTGTTCTTGCCGCACACGTAAACGACCTTCAAGACGAAGTTAACTCTATTGAAGCAACCCTTGGCTCCAGCATCAAGACTGGCTCTGGATGGGTTGGTGCTGCAGACTTCGTAACCACTACTTGGAACACAGTAAAAGACCGCATTACAAACTTAGAGTATGTTGCAAAGATTGCATATGATGCCCGTAACCCAACTGGTGGTACTACTGGACAAGTTCTAGTTAAAAATTCTTCAACTAACTATGACTACTCGTGGACTACATTTACTGGTCTTCCAACACAAACTGGAAACAATGGTTATTTTTTAACTACTAATGGTTCTTCAGCATCTTGGGCTGCAATTAGTCAAGTTCCGTCACAATCTACTCATGCAGGAAAGTATTTGACTACCGATGGAACTACTGCATCATGGGCTACGATTACGCAGCCAGAAACAGGGTCAGATAACTTTACGTTAATGTTAATGGGAGCATAAGAAGGAGCCACATACGTGGGTAATTACGGCAATTTCGTATACGGTGGTGGCAAGTATGGAGCAACTCCAAAACTTGCCTACTCTGTTGAGCCTATGTCTATTACTGTTCTGGATTACGACAGAACATTTGTTGAATGGCAATCTCCTTCAGGAGACTTTACTCGTATCAGATTAGTTAGAAGTCAAACAGGGTATCCAGAGAATGAAGAAGATGGCGTTATTGTTTGGGAACAATTTGCTACTGAAGGTAACGTAAGCAGAGTTAACTTCATTGATAGCGAAGACGCAGAAACTCCCATAATTGGTATTGACCCTGGTCGCCAAATTTATTACAGAATGTTTCTATACATTGAAACTGAATATTGGGTAGTTGCTGGTCAAGTTACTGACACCGTGCCGTCTGACCATGATTCTCAAAAGAAACTAATGGATATAATTCCAAAGGTTTATACAAGCGAAGTTCAAAGTCCTCTTGGAGTAACAGACCCAAGTTCTGACCTTTATAAGTTTATAGAAGGTGTGTCATTTACAGTCGACCAACTACTCACACAGATAGACCTATTAAAGCCAAACCATGCTGCTGAAGGAACGCCAGCCTCTCTTCTTCCAATAGAACTCCTAAATTCAGGATTTTCAACAGAACAGAATCTTCCAGTTAAATACCAAAAGAAATTGGGAAGAGATGCGTTTTACCTTTATTCAAATAGAGGCTTAGAAGTTGGTATAGGTTCCTATGCAGAAGACCTAACTGGATATGCTCCCGATATAACTGTTTCACCAAATCTTTTGCTTACTGTCCAAGACTCTACGTTCTTAAACAGCGTAGGAAACTGGACAACCTCTAATGTAACCCTCACTTCAGTTACAGAGCAAGTTCCAGTAATAACTGATTTTGTAATTGATGAAAGTTATACTGGCAAATGTGTAACAACAGGTTCCAATGCTTTTATTATATTAGGAAACGTTGACCCTGTAAGAAAGGGAATTCCTGTTGACGAAGGAGTTGCATACACTTTTGGCTACAAATATAAGTCACCAGCCAGTGCCGGAACAGTTCGCTTAACCGTCAAATACTACGATAAAGACGGAGTAGATTTAGCGCAAGATTTTGTAGGAACTGCTAACTCAGCCAACAACACTTGGCAAACTTCTTTAGAAGATACAGATACTCCTGAAGGCGCTGTGTATGCCTCTCTAAAGTTAACTTTTAGCGCTGCTGGAACCTACTATGTGGACCAAATTTATGTTGGATACGGAGAACTTGCTTACAACCAAGATTTTCAAGAGGCACGTGCAGTAACTATCTTCTTAAATCCAAACAAAACAAACTTTATAAAGAACCC